GAGGCAGTTTCATCAAAGTTTAATGATTCAATAAATTTTACCCAAGTTTTTGAACTACAGCCAGGAATGGATGAAGGTGTTGGAATACGTTTCATGTTAGCGCTAAAAGGCTTTGACATGTTGTTTCCCATTGGTTTTCCTTTGTTTACGGATGGTTGGATCGACAAATTATTTAAAATCGACATGGGCTGTTCCAAGAAACTAACCCATTCACCCTACATAAACCTTTAGACTTTCACATGTTTAAATCTGCACTTTTTAAACATACAATTGCCTGCAATAAAAGATTTACACGGTTCTGTTGACATTTTAGCCAATTGTTCTGCTGTATATTCCTTACGAACTTTTGGTTTGTCTGACTTAATTTCAATTGTGGGTATTGGTTCTACAACAATACCATTAACAACAACAGGAACCTTACTACTAAATGTGATATCATAACTCGCACATAACGGAGCTTTAAGTAGTAGTGAACTATCTTTAAGTTTAGTTACAAGTGCAAGCCACGCATTAAATGTGTCGAAGTTAAAATCTGGTAACGACGCTTTAACACTACTAATCATCCAATTATCAGCAGAATCATTATTAGGATATTGAACTTCTTCTGGTACTAATGAACAATAAGAGGCTAATCTATTAGCATTATGATCTTTAGGTACAAGTTCAGGAAATACAGTGACTACCATAGTGGCTAACTGCCCAATAATAGGTGTATTTCGATCTGTAAGATAATATGAATATAACTTCTCACATAATTTTTGGAGAGGAGTTACGGTGATTGGTAGACTTGGTGTAACATGTAACTTGGACAGTTGACGACCAATATCACAAATAGAGTCAGTAGCACCATGCCACACATGTAAGCTGTAAGTTCTAGCCAAAAATGTGACACCACTTTCCCCACGTTTTACAATGTCAAGCTCTAACACTTGACCTACTTCTGCACATGTTGAAACATACACATTAGGATCTACATCTGCTGTTATGCCGTCATCGCCACCATAGATTCCGAGACCGTCCCATGCTTCTTGAGCTGATACTGGTCTTCCATCTCTGATGGTCTTACGTAAACTAACATAAGCCATAAATGCATTATCCATAGAATTAAAATCAGCAGTCTCTGGACTGCCCGATGCCCTAGTAAACCCAGTGCCATATTTAACACCAAATTTCGTATAAGCACGTTGATTTTGCTGGCTTGCCATGAGCTCTGCTAATTCCTTATGATATTCTATAGCAAAGTAACGTAACATGGCAAGTTTTTCAAGTGTACGTAAAACAATAGATACACGCCCATCAAATCGTGATAAGTCCGTCATTATAGCAAAGAGAGCTAACAGACAGATTGATGCGACACGTCGAGCAATTTCTAAAGGAGTAATTGCAAAGGCGTACCACTTGGTTTGGCGTAAAACTTTTGTAAAAGAGTATATATAACGTGAGTAATTGTATTTTGCAACCCCTGGTATAGTGCTAATAATACGAGGGTCAGTAATTTTACCATATGCTTCTGCCTTTTGAAAACTTTGTATTGGGGAATCATCTTTTAATGCAGCAACAAGACCTGCACGCTTAAGTATAGCACGCTGAGATGGTCGATTCTGTTTTTCATGAACAGTATCAAAATCAACAGGGTGGCCAACGTGTGGTGTAGGTATCATAAAGCTTAAAAATTCTTCCATATACATTAACATCTTAGCGCTAACAGTTATATCATCAGATGGTTTAACATCATTGATACGACCATTTATAGCTGCTTGATCATTAGATTTACATTGTACAGGGGCATAACAACCGAGAATCACAGGACTCATATAAGGTTTAAGACTGGGCTTAGCATCTGGATCATATTCCTTTGGATCATATTGAAAGCTGAATACAGATTTATCTATTGGATAGATAACATCTGGGACTATTCCTCGTTTACAATTATGATACTCGGTCAAGATAGCTGCTTGTTCTTGTTCACAGTCTTTGAGTACAGTTTTGACACCTGCTATTGTTAGATCTGTTGATTTGCTTGATCTAGCAATACTAGCCAATGCATCATCACGTTTAGCTTCAATAGTTGCACAAAGGTAGGTTTCCGGTCTCCCAGTACTACGCATCATACGTTCTTTAGTTTTAACGCTCAAACGCAAGTAGGTTTTCTCGTCAACGGTTTCAGCAACTTTCATATATTCTACTTTGTCGCCTTTTAACCATGTCGGATTCCACCAAGGTGTTATGATTTGTTCAATTGGTGTTAATAAAATTAACTGATGGTCGTCATCTAAGTATCTCCGATCAACATTATAAGTGTTGACATATGTAATACCAAAGCTCTTAGAGACAGCCATAACAACGTCAGTTCCATAATTCCAAACCTTATGAGAATAGTGTGCTCCGCCGCTAACGTCGTATTATACAATATCGTTTTTATCAAACGTAAAGCAATACTCGCCTTCAGACTTAGCTACACAACTAGGTTGAAATGTAGATATCAGTACTGGTTGAAATCCATGGCACAATAGTGCTGGAATGTCCATGTACATGTCCACATCAACTAAACATAACAAATCTAATGGACTAGGATCAAATCTATCTTGACGGACAGACAAATCCTTAGCCCAATGATAAGATCTACAGCCCGCTCTATTGTGCCTAATATCAGCAGCTGAACGTTGTAGAAAGTATGTTTCTTTCCCAATTAATTTCGAGAAAAGGTCCATAAAACTTGATCCATTGTTTCGCACTTGCGCAGCAACAGGGTGAGTATGATTACGAGCCTTCCCATTCTTAACATCGGGACATGACATGAATTGAGACCTAACAGTACATGTAGCAAATTTATTGGATCGTTTAAATGTTAATAAGGATATTAGGATACTTGACCAGGTACGCCCGATCGGATCAAACTTATTAAATTCAAGATACAATGACAATGTACATGCTATGAAACACGACAATAAACAGAAGTAAAACAATGAGGCTGTATAATAATCAAACCTAACTGTGTGAGTCATAATAACTTCCCACTCAGTTGTACACCTTGTCCACTCCCATTTACTACCACCTGTTAACGTG